TCCCAATTCATAATCTAACTTTATGTTTGCTTTCTGATAAGGCATTGAAAGTCTGTTTTTCATTGCCGTTATTTCTAACTTAAAGCCTGCTACATACTTCTTTCCCTTTAATGCTCTAGTTATCTTTCCTATATTTTCAAGCTTGAGTCGTATTGAAGCGTAAAACGGTAATGCTCGGCCACCAGTAGGCTTTGATTTCTCGCCGAACATTACGTCAGTAGCATCTCTAACTTGATTGATGCAAAACAGAATGGCTGACGTTCTAGGCATCGTGGCACCTAACTTCCTCAGCGATTTAGAAATTAGCTGTGCTCTTAATTGTGCTGATCTCGTCGGTGTAATTTCCTCTTCCGCTAACTCGGCCCTTGTCGTGACTCCTGCAATTGAATCTATCATACCTACCAACAAACCATCCTTACCAGCTTTCTGCATAGCTCTTTGCCATGACCCGAATATACCCTCAACTGTTTCATCGTCGCCTAATATCAGTCTGGATAAGTCTATTCCGTAACGCTCTGCGAGCCATTCATCCCAATTTCCTTCAGCAGGATACAAAATACAAACACCACCCATCTTTTGAGCCTGTGCAATTAGGCTGTAGCCTATTCCTGTTTTAGCTGTAGCCGCAGCACCATAAATTTCGTAGATACGGCCCGAAGGCCATCCTCTGCCTTCTCTATCAAGCACACGATCTAAATCAGGCACACCGGAAGGTATAAAATATCTTGGCGTGCCTAAGTCGCTATTATATGCGAGATGCACTTGATCGCTGCCTAACACATTTGTCAAAGCGCACACAATATTATCTATGCTCGTCTTTGTTTTGTCTTCGGACATAACTTCCAAAACTATTCTGCCTTTATGCTTTTTCATTAAAACTATTACTCGTTATTTCAGAAGGTACGATCAAAAGTTACTCTACTTTTCTCAAAATAGCATTTGTGCCATCTTTCACGCCGTCTGAATAACCGCGTTCATACGCAATATGACAATGAGCACATTGCTCACATGTCTTTGTGTCTAATGATTCGTCCTGCATTTTTCTTCAGTTCCTCTTTTGTTAACATCCATGTTGGCATGTCTAATTGATATTCATTTTCTAGCTTCAGCAAGAATTCAGCATCGTCTCGGGCTATTCGTTTCTTACCCAACACAAAATCAATTAATGCTTTCACGCGGTAGAGATCGGCTGTCGGGCGAGACTTCAGCCATTTCCATTTATCTTCTGATTGATAACTTTGCAAAACGGGCAATGCCGACTCGCTAACTGACTGTCTGGATAATACTTCCTGGCTATCGAATATTGACGAAGTATGCAGCCCAGCTCTGCCATTCCGTGCTTGTCCATCACCGTTTTGTAAAGCTCGTCTAGCACCCAATCCGTTGCTTGATGCAGCCAAGCCCAAAGATTTTTTCTCTCGTAAACGTGTAAGCGTTTCGGCTGCTCTTTGCTGCACTGTATCGATGAATCGTTGATCGTCTGACCTTCCAACTGTTTTAAGTATCTTTGGGTAGCGTTTGTTAACCTTGCAGATGTATCTTGTTTGTTGCTGTCTATTACCGCTATTAGTATTTGAACTTTGGGCAATACTCGACGAAGTATCTTTGCTTGTATTTTTTTCTTTCGCTTTCGCATTACTTTCCGCTTTCGTTTTTTCATAGCAATCCAAGCGCGTCTTAGCGCCCATTCTTGTTATCTGCATTTTTTCAAAAGGCTTCAGCCAACCTGATAATCTACTAACTATCGATAATATGCCGTGCTCCATTAAGCCACTTCTGAAAGCAGAGCTATTTAGTTTAAGGTCTAAGCGCTGAAACCGATATTGATCAAGAATCTTTTTAACTTTATCTTTAGGTAAAATAAGGCCAGGTGTAAGTAGTAACTTGTTGCGCTCTATAATCTCTTTTGACGTTTTATAAGTCATGTCGCCTAGCCTGTCTTCATGCTCAGCGTATTTAAGAATTGCATCGATAGTCTTATATTCGCTTATTAATTTTCTGGCTGTTACAGGCCCGATATTTAAAATTCCTTTTACGTTATCAGAAGGATCGCCCACTAATATTTTAGATGTTAAGTAATCTTCTGGTGGTAGCAATAATTCAGATTTAGTGCCATGTGGATCGATCAAAGTACAGCGCTCATGTGCCAAGCAATATAAGTCTCGGTCTCCCGTAACAATACCAATTTTTTCTATATGCAGAAATTTCGCAAGAACTGCAATTATATCATCGGCCTCACAATCCTGTTCCATTATCTGAATAACTGGAAGCTTAGATAATAGTTCTCGAAGAACCCGTGACTGATAGCTTACAGCGGCTTTAATCTTCGGTTCACGGTGCCTATTAGCTTTGTAGTTTGGATAAATTTCTGTTCTGTATTTGTGGCCGTTGTCCCAACAAATTATAATTTCTTCAGGTCTATAAGTATCTGCAAAATTTCCTAGTGCTCTTAGCACACCATAAATAGCGCTAGTGGGTCGGCCTTCAGCATCCGTCAAATGAAGCTTAAAGGCCGACCTATAAATTAAATTATTTATGTCAATCAGCAAGCGCACTATTTAGCTCTCTTCTTCCCTGAAGACTTTGACTTGTCTGAAACCTTCTTTTTGGTTTTTGGCTCGTCTTCTTCCTCTTCGTCTTCTAAATCATCAACATCAATCTCGTCATCATCGTCTTCGTTGCTATCTAAGTCATCGTCATCTGCGTCGTCATCGTCGTCTAAGTCCAGCTCTTCATCCTCTTCATCATCCTCTACTTTCTTTTTCTTAGACTTGGACTTTGATTTATTTTTTGGTAATTCTTCTTCGTCGTCATCGTCGTCTGGATTACTAAATACTTCATCCTCTTCAGCCGTTTCTTTTTCGTCTAATTCTTCATCTTCATCATTTTCAATGTCGTCCGAATCGTCAAAATCATCGTCGTCGTCCGCTGCGCCCCTAACTTCTTGTCTCATTTCTTTCGTCGTAGCTGGTAACGCGGCTTTGCACGTATCCAAATTATGCAAAGCTTCCATAACGTCAGACGTTATATATTTCGATATGTCTATTGCGTCGCCCATGTGCAATTTATATCTCGTGTTGAAGCCAGTACCTTTACGATTAATACCGACAACCACAGATTCAGAGGGGTTTGAAATATCAACCCTCTCAAGATTTATATATGACAAAATATCCTCAAAAAGCATGGGAGATATGCCTAATATTTTTATGTAGGCTTGTGGGTTGGACGGCAACTTTGTAATCTTGCTTTTTGATACAACATTGAATAGCGCTCGTGTTTTTAATTTGTGTTCACTAACCCACTGTGAATCACCTTTCTTAGCTCGTCTTGGAAGCTCTTCACAAATCAAGCAGCGCTTGTCTGCGGCCTTTCTTGGGCAAACAAATTGACCGTGACGCTCAACATCTTTCCAGATTGTACGGTCTTTTGAGCCAGGCCAAGGAGGCATGATAAAAAAGAAGTTCCACCCTTCCTTTAACAACACAAAATCACCCTTAGATTTCTCTTCCATCTCGCGGTACTTCTCAGTCGCTTTCTTCATATCCATGCCTTGATAAGCTGATTCCGTTCTCACTGATGATCGCTTTCGTTTCTTGTCACTCATTGTCGCATCTCCTATTTTTGTCCTTGTTATAAGTTTTTTGAATAATGTCGTTAGCCTTTTTTCTAGCAACATTCAAATCTGTATTGTCATACTCTTTTCTAAATAATGCCCCTAACTGCATTAGCATGTCTTTACGCATGTCAAACGCTCTTTCGGCTACCTTTACCATATCCGCGTAATACTGAGCCCTCCTTGCCCGCTGTACACGCTTTAAATGCGATTTACGGCTTAATATGTAAGCTTTACAATCATTCTCTTTTGCTGCTGCATGATCAGACCGATATTTTGCGTAATACATGCAAAAACTCTTTTCCACCATTTCTTCACTTGACCTAACCATTGCTCTTGCTCGAGCGCCCATCGAAGCCCAACTAGCATAAAACACAGACTGCTTTTTAAACTCCTCTGACAAGTCAGAACTAATTTCTAGCTGGGAAATTATCTCTTGCTCTAATCCATCTATCTCTTGCTCAGTCGTTATTTTCATGCGTCTAATTTTCTCCTTGTCCCCAATACTCTTGTACGCTGCAATCTACCCGAATAGGCATCTCGTATTTATGTTTTTCGTCTTTGGGTAAAAGAGTTTCCATTCTTGCCCTAATCCACGGTATAGCATCGTCACAATGCCTTTTATGGATGCTAAAAATTAAGGCATCATGTAATGACATTATTATCCTAAAAGCCTCAAATTTAGGCTTCCTAATGGTATCAAACACTCGCTTAGTTGCTTGACTCAATATGTCGCTGCCTATGGATTGAATTTCGCAGTTCAGGGCTTCGCGTTCCATGTGGGATAAGTCGTGATCTCGCTGCTCGCATTGCAAGCCATATTTAGATTCAAACCAATCAACGCCGCTAAATCTTCT